GTGTTAAAGATGTAGAACGTGCTTATGAAAAACTAGTAGAAACAAATAAGAAGAATAAACTAGCTTACGATCAATCTACTAATGCCATGAAAGAATCAAACGTTGAACTAAAAAAATCTGAAGTACAATTTGCTAGAACGATAAAACGTAAAGATGAAGCATGGCAAAAGTTAAAACAATTAAGACAAGCTGAAAAAGACTTAAAAGAAAGTAATGAAGCAACAACTGCACAATTAAATAGAGCGAATAATGCTATACAAAAACAAGTAGAAAAGCATAAAGAGTTAGTAGCTAAGTACAAAGAAGAAGAATCTCAAGTTAAAAAGTTACGACAAGAAAATAGAGAATTATTATCTTCACATGAGAAAATTACTAAAAACTATCAATCTTCTAATAAGGAATTAAAAGAAACTGGCGAAGAATTTAAGCAACTGAATACAACGATTAAAAATCACAATAAATTATTAGCAAGTGCCGAACGAAATGTAAATAATGAACTTTCAGCATTAAACAAGTTAGAGCGACAAGTTAATAAAACTAAGTCAGAAATGAATGACTTTAATCGTGAACAAGTAATTGCTAATAGTAGTTTTACTAAAGTAGCTGAACATGCTGATAAACTATCCAATAAATTTGGAGCAATCAGCGACAAAATGAAAAGTACAGGTAAAACAATGAGCGTAGGTATTACTGCACCAGTTATCACAGGTTTTGGTGCTGCTATCAAAACAAGTGCTGACTTTGAAGCGCAAATGTCAAAAGTAGGTGCAATTGCTCAAGCAAGTAGTAGTGATTTAAAAGCTATGACGAATGAAGCGGTCGACTTGGGTGCTAAAACAAGTAAAAGTGCAAGTGAAGTTGCAAAAGGTATGCAAGAGTTAGCATCATTAGGATTTGATGCTAAGCAAACAATGGAGGCTATGCCAGGTGTAATTAGTGCATCTGAAGCAAGTGGCGCAGAATTAGCAACCACTGCACAAGTTATGGCTTCATCAATCAATGCGTTTGGACTAAAAGCTTCAGAGGCAACACATGTAGCCGATTTACTTGCTACTGCTGCAAATGATAGTGCTGCAGACATTAATTACATGGGTGATGCACTTAAATATGCTGGTACACCTGCAAAAGCATTAGGTGTAACACTTGAAGATACTTCCGCAGCAATCGAAGTAATGTCTAATTCAGGACTTGATGGCTCACAAGCAGGTACTGCATTACGTGCATCATTTATCAAATTAGCAAGTCCATCCAAAGAAGCATCAACATTAATGCAACAATTAGGTGTCCATTTAATGGATGCTAAAGGTCACTTTGTAGGTATGCCACAATTGATTTCACAATTCCAAAATGGATTAAAAGGAATGTCAAAAGAACAAAAACTAGCAGCTATTTCGACTGTAGTAGGTAGTGAAGCGGCAAGCGGTTTCTTATCGTTAATTGATGCTGGACCATCTAAAATTGATAAGTACAGTAATGCTTTAAAAAATTCAGATGGGGCAAGTAAAAAAGCATCTGATCAAATGAAAAATAACCTTAAAGGTTCAGTTGAACAATTAAAAGGTGCATTTGAATCATTAGGAATTAAGATAGGTAATGACTTAGCGCCTGCTATTAGAAAAGGGGCCGACTGGTTAAGTAACTTTGTAGATAAGTTTAGTAGTATGCCTGGATTTGCTAGAAAAGGTGTAATTGCGCTTGGTTTGTTTGCAGGTGCAATAGGTCCGATTATTTTAGCAGGTGGTATT